CCCAATTTTCTGGCACTTGCCAGAAAAGATACTTACCGATTGGGACCCTCGAGAGGGATTTCCGGTAAGGAGGTACTAAATCACACAGCCCCAGCGGGCATGATGATCGTACGAGAAGGTTCCCCTCCACCAGGGGGGGCAGCATGCTCTATCGGGATTTGTGTATCGCTCCGCATACTGTGCGACCTTTCCATCGCAGGCCAAGGACCACCCCGAGGACGACGATCAAGATTTCGTCTCCCCCGAGCAGTTATCTGAGAGTTCCTAGCTTCGAGTGTCTGTGCCGATACCGACTCAATACGTTGGTACTGAATAGGCTCCGAAGATAGTGCTACTTTTAGTGCTGACTTGATGGTTCCCGAACGGCTGGCCAAATGAAGGTCGGTTCGCGTAATCCGGGGGACAAGACGAATGGGTATGTCTCGTTCAAGATCTGGTCCCTGTCCGCCGCGCGCATGTATAGGTATACAGTACGGAACAGCGCTGACGAACTTGTACCCCTTTCCCAAATCCAGCTCCGGAGTCTTCCAGAGGGCCCGAGAAAAGAGATGATCAATCATCTCCTCCTCGTCCACATCCTGGACTTCATCGGTTATGTATCGGGTATCAACTAAGGCGAGCTCACCGTAAGCTGAGCGCTCCGGTATGTGTGGGAAGTACTCACTCTCTATCTGCTCGAAAGCAAGATAGGTGTGGGGGTACCTCTTCTCGTGCCATTTCAACCTTAGTTGGCCAGCTAAATCCTTTGGGATCAGCGGAAGGGGGCGAACGCCATCGTAGGCGGAATGTTCGGTGACGAACACGACCCGGCCCTTTCCCTCCAATGGAGGAGGCCGAATCTGCAGGGAAGATAGATCAACCCTCATCTGTCCGGAATGGCTAGGCGCCACTACGACCGGCATGGGTTGGTTCACCGTTGGGTTATTTCCTGTAGGTTCCATCTTTAAGTATCACTTCTGTTCTTGGTCTGATCGTAATCACGTTAAGATCACACAGTAGTCTTGTCTGGGTTCTCTCAGATAACTGGG